ATTGCAAATTTCTTTCAATTTACAACATGATGACACACTCTGAGTTCTTTGGTTCTAGGACCGAACTGGACGTTGGACCCTTTTGGGGCGGCATTCTTGTCGCCCTGGAGTGGCTATCCTACACCCGTGGCCTTGTTGTCACAAAGTTGAGAGAGGCGGGCGCCATTAATTGGCGCTCAAAGGGTTTTTGGTACTCGGCTTTTCTGGCCGTGGTACTTGGGATTTTTGCTGCCACCTTGGTTTGCCATGGGAACCGCACATGGTGCGGCTTCCAAGACGACGATGCGCAGTATTTTACGCCGGCTGCAGACCCAGAAGTTGAGTGCACCTCATTTGGTGTGCCCTATGCCTGCGATGCCGAGCGAGCCTACAACTCCTACAAGCATTGGAAAGCCACGCCAGTAGTCACGAAAAGGGTAGAACCTAAGCGTGGTGACGAGGTTGTGATTCCTGTGGTGAGATTTAATGCCACCGCAGCCTTGGAGGAGTTGGCAATCGCAGAAGCCATTGCAGAAGCAAAGGCCATCGCAGAAGTGAAAGCCCGAGAGCACCAAATTTTTCTTGATCTCCTTGAGGCAAACGCAACGGTGGCTGCTGTTGCGGCCCTCGCTTCGTCCAATGCCCAAGCACTTCAAAATTACCATAACTTTCTTGATATCCTTGAGGCAAATGAGACGGTGGCCGCTGTTGTGGCCCTCGGTTTGTCTAATGCCCAGGCACTTCAAGATCACAATTATGGGCTCTTTATGCTTGAAGCTAATGAGACCGAATCAGCAGTTGAAGCCTTGGCTCGCAGTGATGCCAAGGCGTTGCATGAGCACAACCTTATGCTCTATCAGCTTGAGGCCGTTGAAACACTTGCAGCTGTTGAAGCGCTTGTGGTCTCGGACCGTAGAGCTTTGAGCATACATTTTGCCCAGGAACTGGAGCTTGCCAGACTGCGAGAAGTCGAGGCATACGCCCAGGAGCAGGAGCTATTGAAATTCCGTATTCATGCGATGAAGATGGAGTCAATCCGCCGGTCTACCTTGGAGCACCGTTTGGGAACGTGGTTGTTGAACATAGGTGAAGGGCTGGAGAGAACGTGGGGCAAGCTTAAGGCAGAGCTCCACAAACTTTCTGAACCCATTGCTCACTACTCAATCCACGTCCCGGCTGGATGCTATGAGGTAATGGCAAACGGTGTGAAGCTTTTGCACGCAGCAGGATGCAGCCTTTTATGGTGCGATGACTGCTGGGTTACCAAGATCTTCGGTGCCTTGCTGGGAACTCTTTTCCAATTGCGCTTCATTACCTTCCTTAGGGATAGGTGTTGTAGCGGTTGGGTTGTGGCTGCTTTCTTGCTTACTTCCAATCTCATTGTTTTTGCTTTGGCTTTGCAGGACTACGTCGGATTTTTCTCCGTCGTCATGCTCATCTTGTGCACGTTGTTGGCATACTATTTGCCATTTCAAAAATTTCTATTTTTCCGTCTTTTGAGATGGTGCTTAGTAATTACCATTACGTGCAGCGTGGTCAGCATGTTGAAGCAAGAGGGCGGCCTCACTGGTGCCTTCTCGCATCTTACGTTTGTTGCTGTTACCATTGTGGCCTATGTCTTAGACTCGGCCTTCGGATGCGACTCACGCAAGTCCGTGCATATGGTTATGGAGGTTTCCCAGATGCCAACCATATTGGCCCTTAACTACCCACAATGGTGTTGTTGCCATCAGCGGTGCTGGAACTATCTGGCCGCCCAAAACAAAGAGCAACCATCAGTGTTCAGACATGTCGGCTCCACAAAGGCCTACACATGTTTGAGTCACGGGTGGCGCACACACCCCAAAAGTGCTATGCAGATAGCCCGTGAAGTCACAATCGCCTACAGGGCCCGCCACGTCTGTGGTGGTGTTTTGGAAGCAGGCGAGGCCAACACGGGTGATGCTGTCACCACAAGATCTGGGTGCTCTCACAAGATCATACCTTATGCTGCTGACGACCTTCTCGGAGGTTACAAGAGCGTTTTTGGTCTTAAAGGAGGGCGGCGGCTCCCACAAATTGGGAAAGATGAGCAAATTCGGACTGCCATGAAAATTGACAGTTCTGACCACGCCATTCACAGCCTTACAAAGGCTGAGATTGCTGATCAGATGGCTGCCAACAAGGAGTTGTTCTTTGTTAAGCAAGCCGAGGCTATTAGGCATGTCGAAGAGGAAGAGCTTGAGTACAAGAAGGGTTATGTGGTTACTACAAAGACACATGCCGGATTGGAAGGGAAGCTCAAACCCACCGGAGAATTGGTGCCAGATGCTGTTATGCAGTCGCTCATGAAATGCGACAAGTCGCATACAGTAGCATTTCTCGCCACTTTGGTCGGTCAACTCAGTACTTGCAAAGAGTCTGGGTGCGACCTTCTCTCTCAATACTTATTCAACGTGTGCTACTCTCTGGGGCAGTCACAATGGAGCAGTGAGGAGAATCCGGCGAACCTACGGCACGCTGCCAATGTCGTCCATGGGCTCATTACGAGCTTCATGGGTGGCACTGAACCTAACAGCGATCTATCAGTCACTGTCTCTGACTTCATTGAGATCAGCCTTTCCGTTATGGATGGCCTCAAAGGGAAGTTAGACGCCAAAGGCAAGCAACGAGTGCAAGAGGCCGCAGTTCCAGAGGAAACTCTGGAAAGCGGCGGGTCTGCGGTAGTTGCTGCTCCCGCGGAGTCCTCCGGTCCCTCACAGGGGGGCCCATCCGCAAGGGCTGCCAAGACTGCCAACAACATCAACGCTGTCCAAGGGGCAGAAAAGAAAGCCAGGATGGTGGTCAACCATGCCAAGAGCAAGCATCTTGCACCGTTCAAGAACGACTTGTTGGGCCTTTCGTTGATGATGGGTGGTGCTAGGTTGTCACGGGTCCTTGTGGCTTTCACAAAGGTCCTTGCCAACGGTACAGACATTAGAACCTCACGGGCTCTCGGTGCCTCCTGCAATGCGATTAAGCATTTGCATTCGAGCGTCGCTGAAGTCTATGAGCAAAAACAGACCCCCGGCTTGGATCCCTCAATACGGAAGCATCTGTGGAAGCTGTACCTTTCGTGTATTGGTCAAGTTTTTGAACAGTACCTCAGCGCCGCCAATGTTGATCCATCGCAGATGGATATCATCGGCGCAAACGGAGAAGATGCTTTCCGTACATTTAACCTTGACACCTGCAAATTTAGCGGGAGTTTGGAAGGCAATGTTATTGGAAGCTCTCAAATCAGCCCGGGAGTTCTCAGCTGTACCGTTTGCGTCAAACTTCCACAACAAGACGTGTATGCTCACGGCTTCATCACCAGAGGACCTGGTGGTGCAATTCGCATCACGTTATCCAGACATAAGGACACTGCAACTGTGTGGGACCCCGAGACATTTGAAGGGGAAACCACATACATGCAGTACCCAGACACCACTGCAAGAGCGGTTCGGTTAGTCCGGAGGACCAAGAGCTACCATTCAACACTTGGGGACAGGCAAACGCTAGACGCCGTGTTCCCACCTGGATGTGAGCCCTCCTTCACACAACTGAAACGTGGTGACCCCCTGACCTCTAAGGTCATCTTGGGTGCCGTCATGGATGACACACGTGATGCGTGGAAGTTGGTTGTGGGAGCTGTTCATTCAGCAGACCCCAACACCAATGTCATGGTCATTCGCGCCACCACAAAGAGTGGGGACTGTTCGTTCCCTTACTTTAATGGTGAAGGGAAGATTGTGGCGACACACCGATACGGCACGGTCTCAGACAGTGTCAGGTGGCCGGGTGGCGACTTCATCGACAGCCTAGAGCCCGATGTTGTTGATCCACCCCCATTTTGTGCCAGTCCTAAGGCCAGGCTGCAAGGTGCTGCAGAAATGCCACCCCTGCCTAGTTTTGGCAGTGTTGGTGAGAATCCACACCCAGAAACCCTACGCCGACATGTTTTGCTGTGTGTCCAGCGTGGGCCAGTACCTTTTTCAGGGATCCTCCACTACTTCGAAAGCTTGGGCTTTCACATGAGTTCTGACCTGCTCATGTTGATTTTGCAGTCCATGCCTGACGTTGTAAAAAGGGATGGGAACTTTGAGGTACTCAATCAAAATTGCCTTTGTTGCATGGCTCGCTCAGTTCTGATTGGGCTACGTGGACGATTGCGTGACCAGTTGTTGGGGCGCTTGAACTGCCATGCTGATACGCATGGTACTCAGCGGGGGACCCCAGAACAGGCCCGCTTGGTGGCAATGGTGCAACGCCTTGCACAGGTTAATGCGGGCGGCACAACTCTCCAAGGAGGAGTCTCAGAGAGCAAGAAAGAGCGGGCTAGGTTTGCAGACTGCGTTCCTAGGCCTGGGTTCAAAGCCATTCTCGCTACCAAGTTCTTTGACGTTTTTAACCCTAGCCATGCCAATCATGGTGCCTTGCACTACGCCTACACATACGTGCGTCCCGGACTCAAGTATGTGGAAAGTGAAGTAGACAAGTTTTTCGATGATGGAAATGAACATACCCCAGTACCAAGGAGCACTCTCGCGACCGCGTTTGATTACGTGATCCTCAAGGATGCTCTGGCTTCGCAGCCGTACGTCATCCCAACGTCAGGAGAGGGCGATAGGCGCATTGCATCTATTGCCACCAAGATCATGCAGTTGGACAAGGACAACTCGAGGTCAGCCGGCGACACTGCGGTGGGCAAAACCCACAAGTCCTTCTTTGTTGAGGGAGCCGCAAAGGCCGGGATCACCCCAGAGCTGTTCGCATTCAACTTTTGCAGAGACTTCCTGATGGACGTTTTGTGCCCTCCAGCAATGGATGCGGCATGGGAGGCTCGCGTTGTTTCACGTATGTTTTGGAGGGTCCAGCCCAAGGAGGACAGGTTAACATTCAAGAAGATCATGGCGGGTGATGCCAGAAGCATCCAAGCCCCCACGATTGAACTGAAAGTCCTGTGGCTCTACCTGATGAATGATTCAGACAACATCTGGCATAGCCTGCCCCAATACAGGGTGGGAAAGAAAGTTGATTGTACTGCTCATCCTGAACAGGAGAGTTGGATCCGAAGATCAAAAGGAGTCGGCGCCACTGATATCACTGGATATGATAGGTGGATGCCAAGAGATGCTCTGGAGTTCTTCTTCAAGAGGTACGTTGTTGCCATGTGTCCTGGGGTTCCAGCCCATGTTGCCAGGCTGTTGTTGGATGTTACCTGCAACAGCTTTCTCATTTTGTCTGACGGTAGGTGCTATAGGAAGGACCACGGTAACCCTTCGGGGTTCCCCGCAACCCTGCGCATGAACACCGTCATCCTACGTGCATATACTCTGATTATGCAAGGCAATGTGTTGGGCTTGGGTGTTGGCTATGTTGAAAAACACGTTGTTTCAGAATATTGTGGTGACGACACCATTTCATGGGCCACTACTCCCAATGGCCGTATTGCTTTGGGTGACGCTGTTCTCCAGCAATGGAAGAAGCACACTCCTTGGAAGGTGAAAGTCGAGGGCGCCGTACTTACGTATGACGACTTTGACACCTATCAAAGCAAGCACTTGATCCCTCTCATTACTGGGAGGGGGATTGTGGAGTATGGCGGCGGTTTGTTTACCCCACTGCTCTTTCCAGACAAGGTGCTATCGAACCTCAGGTTCAGCAAGGAAGGTGTGCCACCAGCTGTTAGGGCTGCTGGTTCCTTCGAGGCTGTACAATTCCTGGTGGTCGAACATTTGGAGGGGCGTATTTTCACCCCATCCATTGATGGGATCCTTGGCATCTACGCTGATGAGCCTGGCATTGTGAATGCCTTGATGGAAGCGTATGAGCTTGGCAAGGCTAATAGGGCTATGTCTTCACTTGAAAGTCGAGGACCTTTGCTCGAGAGTCCTACCAGCAAGGAAACCCAGCGTCTTCGTGAACTGGAAATTTTGATGGATAAGGCACGAGCCTCGGATGAGGTTGATGATTTCGGCAACCGCGACTATGATGTCGAGGATGCTGATTACTTTGCAGGCAAGCGGTTTCGCTTTGCAGTGCGGGACAACGAGGATGAGCACGAACGTGCAGAAGCCCTGAGGAAGGCAGAGTTTGCGGACTTTGACATTACCAGGGGGCCTAATGCCGCGCCATCCGACCAGTTGCCACACGCAACCGAGGACCGGTTCCTCTCCCCGTCCGGAAACAGGTGGTGGTCTGCTGATCTGGGTGATGATGATGACATGTTTGCTGACGCTGATCAATCTTGGTCTATGCTTAATCAGCTTAAGTCGTTGAGGTCCAGCTACACGTAGCTGACACACGACAACTGCATCTTACGCAGCCTCTCTCCCCCACTCTCCTGCCCTCCCGTCTCACTCTCTTCTCCTTACTCACTAGTTGTGTACCAATTTGACCGGTTGGTGGTGGGGCAATTCCGATAACGGAATTTCAAAACACAACAGCATTCAGCGGAGCATTTCTTTTTATTGGAATGGCAAACGGCAAAAAGAAGCAGGTGGCAATTGCCGCCAAGCAAACAAAGCCAAAGAAGCAAAAATCAAGCTCAAAGAAGCACAAGGTGAAGCCAAACCCTCTGCCTGGGAAATCAAACACCCTACAGATGGTCAACAAACCGCAAAAGCACAGACCTGCGCTGCCCAAAGGACACGTCCTGATGGCCGCGTCGTACTCGAGTGCTATTGCTCGCAGTGTGGCCTTACCACTCTCGTATTCTGCCCGTGTTCCAGACCCGTGGAATGACCGAGAGGTCGCAATAGCGAACCCATTTGGTGTCGACCTCGTGGACTCCTCAACCCCAGCCCCTTCGAAAGATCAGTGGTCAGGGGGAGGGATGTTCTGCGGTGTCAGTCGTGACCCACTTAGGTTCACAATGCGCACCTGGTCCAACACGAGCCTGGCCACGTGGGCCTACCGGTATTATTTTACAAGTACAGACTCCACAGCTTCCAACTTTTGGAGCATAGGGAATCGTTTGTATCTGCCCGGTGGCGGCTCGGCTGAAGACGTTGCATTGTGCTTGGCGCCCAACTACATGGGATATGTATCTGGGCCCTACGCTTACGGACCAAAACAATACGGCTGTCATGACAACCTGAACGACCCCGAAAACACATATTTGTGGTTAGATGCAAAAACTGGTGCAACTACGGAATTATCAGTTGGCATCTATGATGTGGCCGCTGGGGGTTCACTCCCTGTGGTCACGTTCCCCTCTCTTGCTATGACTCTGACCCTGGCCGGGGCTACGGCCCCGGCCTACTCGGCCTCATTTGAATCTGGGGCTTTCGCTAAGATCGTTATCACTAAATCTGGCTACTACACCCTCAAGCTTACCGGCAACATGGGTGTTGGTAGCACGATTGGGTGGTATGTTCAAGTTGATGTTGTAGGCAGTTCTTCCACAATCCAATGGCTTCCAGTTCCAGGACTGGATGTAAGAGCTGCTGAAATTTCAGCTTTGCGTATGGTTGGCACGTCCTATATGATCTCCCCTTCATCCACCGCCCTCTCTGAAGGCGGCACAATTGTTGGGTTGCAAACAGTAGAGACTGTGTCTCCTACGTCTTACCTCCCTTTTGATCAAAGCGCCACTCCCACAATGGGGCTGACATCACAGCTTATTGGGCAGCGCCACGCCACATCGCTCAACTTTAAAGATGGCATGTATGGCTGGCACAAGCCCACTAGTGTTAGGTGCTTCGACTACCAAGAGCCTTTTATTTATAATTCGGCTCAAGAATCTGTCGGAGCCTCCCTCATCACTGGCGGTGATAGGCAAGTGGTCGGCTATCGCAGCAATATGTACCCTCCGGGTGGGTGGATGGTGATTGCCTTTCAGGCAGCCAAAAACCCTCTTGGCGGAACTGACTTCCCAGGGGCTGTGGCACGGTTAACTTACAGTGTCGCAACCAACATCGACACCAACTCCATCTGGTACTCTGTGGCTTTGCCTAACAGGGGCATTACTATGGAAGAGGTGATGGTGTGCCTCAAAGATGTTCCTCAGTTCACTGAGAATCCATTCCATTGGTCAGACATTACGAATTGGATTTCTCGAAACGCCAATGTTCTTAAGGTTGTAGCAAAAGCCGGCATCACAGCACTCACAGGTGCAGTCATGCCGGAAGCTTTGCCAGCTGTTGAGGCTGTGAACGCACTATGGTGAGCCCTTTTTCCTTTCTTCATTTTGTCATTCCTCTTTTTCTTTCTTGTTTTT